ATCTTCTTTTTGCATCTTTGGTCCTGTACCTGCATATAAACCAAACCACGCAGCACCTGCGCCTACAACAACTGATACTAGACCAGCTTGTGCATTATTTGGTTCTGGTAAAGCCATAAACCATACAGTTACTTTGTATAATAGAAAAATGTATGTTGTAATGAATATTCTCGGAAATATTCTCCAAGCATCAATTGCTTTTGCTAAATCAATTATACCTTGATATTTGTTTGGCCCTTTTGATACTGTATCAACTTCTAATTCTAATTGTACAGTTTTTTTAACTGTGTTGTCCATCAACTTCTCCCTTGTTGTTCTCGTCTTCTTCTCTCATTTTCTTCTTTGATATGATTTACTAACATTGTTACATAAACGTCACGTTCCCAAGGTATCAAAGACTCAATCTCTTTTAATGAATATTTATGATGTTGAATCAATGCAAAATTGGTTTCAAAATAGGCCTCTAGGCTACTGTGGGAGAGGCAGATTGAAAAAAATCTTGTATTCCTTTAAATACTATCTTATTTTTAACTTTAGTATTAGGATTTTCAACTTCAATTTCATGCCTCAATTGTGGCATACTTTCAAAGAAAGTTTTAATGTTTTCAAAAGATTTTTGAGATAATTTTTCTATAAAATCTCTTAATTCTTCTTTTGTAGTATCTTTTGCTGGATAAATTTTTTCTCCCTCATAAATGTGGTCAATGCAACTAGTAATAATTTCAAAAACTTTATCTATATCTTGCATATTAACATCTAATCCTGCCTTAGCAAAATCTATCGTAGGATACTTCATAACTAAACCTAACTTTCTTTTTTCATCTAACATAATATTGTTTGTATGACTGTCATCAACTTGTACTTCAATCTTTGATATATCAACTTCTACATCAACAAAAGTTTTTTTATCATCTGGACACAAAACTTTAAATTTTGCTATTTCACCCACTGATTTTGATCTAATTTGTAAAAACAAATATTCAATATCAAACATAGGTAAATCTTCAATTTTAACTTTATCAAATGTACAAGCTCTTAAAATTTCTTTTAAAGCAACTAACGTTTCATCGCTGTTTTGATTTTCCATTGACATCAATAAGACCTTTTCTTCTTTTACTATGAATGGTCTATATTGTATTTTAATGTCAGCTGAAGGTAAAGTCAATTCATATCGTGGTGTTTCTATTATTGGTAATGCCATAATATCTCCTTATATTTTATATATTTAGTGGTGGTAGTTTAAATGGTGGGAATATTCTTCCTCCAGATATTCTACCTAACGGCACGCTTCTTCTCAATCCATCTAAAACGTCTCGTCCCGCTCTTCTGATTTCTGGTGGTAATTTACTAATAAGTCCACCAAATAATCCTCCTTCTTTGACAACAGGTTTATTAAATTCAGATTGACCTGTTGTACTAGAAATTAAATCTATATTTCCGTCTTGGTTAATAAAGTAATTAACCCAATATCTAAATGTAAATGTTACTTCAAATGTTTGCACTACATTCGCTGTATGTTCATAAGAAACTGGTCCAACTATTTGTGGATAACAGTCATACAATCTAACACCATAAGTTATATCATCTCTTTCTTGTTGAGATGCATATTGTCCTAATTGAAATATATCTACATCACTTACATAATCGTTATAAAAATTAAAATTATGTGTTGTTGTGCTTAATCCCGCCTTTTGCCATAATTCAAAAAATGTACGTTCTCTTAAAAACTTATCAACGTAAAATGTTGCTGTAATAGGAGCAGATTTATAATCATAAACAAAATTTCTTGGAGGACCATTATGTCTAATTTGTTTTACTACTGCTTCTCGTTCTGGCATTGTAATTGTATTACAAAATGCTTGTACTCTTTTCTTTGTAGGGTCATTATTGAAAGTAATTAAATCATTGTTTCTACTAAATCCTAAATTTTCTTCTGTATCAACTTGATCTGATAAAGGTTGTACACCTCGAGGTAAATTAAAATTCACATAATATCTTGCTTTACGAGCAAATCCTTCAGCTTCATTAACCATTGCTTGAAATCTACCAATTGTAGATTCAGGACTACCACCAGCTTTCTGTCTTAATCTTGGATCGCTTTGAACATCATCTAAACTTCTATCACGTGGTATACCTATACGTATATCATATCCACCTATTCGCTTGCCCCCTCTTAAAATTGCCATCTATTTTACCTTTTTACCACATTGACATCTTTTACCAAAAAGTTTGTCAATGATTTTATTAAACCATTTTTTCATTAGTATGGACTTCCTTTCTTAAATTGTGCAACTGGTAGATAAACAGCAATAGCTGCTTCATCAAAATCAACTCTTAAAAAACTACTTCTAACGTGATCGAACAAATATTTTTTAATAGTTCCTTTTACCAATTTAATTCCTTTTACTCTATCGTAACTTACATCAAAGGTTGTTTTCTTATCTAATTTAGAACCTGTAGCAAATGATTGTAGTCGTTCTAATAATGTAAATCTTGGCGCATAATTTAGATAATGAAAATTAATTCCAGCAAATCCTCCAGGTATTCTTTCTAAAGGTAATACAAGCGGAAATGTATCATAATATGGTAATGTCTTTTTATATTTAGGGTCATAAAAAAACATATTTAATCTACCAATACTTGGTCTTACAGTAAGTTTTCCACTATTCATCAATTTACGAGCAGTTACTCTATCTGCGATAGATGATACTGCATTTCTATACCAATTAGCAGATTTTCGTGTGTTTCCTTGTCTATCTTTAAGACTATCTAAGACTGATATTGCCATTTGTAATATTTATATGAGATATAAAAAAGGCGTGACTATTTCTAGCCACGCCCTAAGTCTAAAGAGAGAGAGAATTACTCGTCTTCTGCCAATTTACTAAAATATGATAACGTATCGTCATCATCACTAGCAGCAGACTGAGTGTCAACTTTAGCACTTTTTGCCGAACCATTGGATTGTGGTGGGAGGTTTGTTTTCTCAATAGTTTCAGCACTTCGTACACCCGTAATTGTCCTATTCAGTTTCTCTTTGAGTTCGTCATAGGTTTTAAAATTACTAGGGTCTAGGAAAGGTTTAAGAGCATACTGTGATTTCCAAATTGACTTAATGTCTTCATCACTAGTCTTAATTTGTGACACAGCATCAAATTCAGATTTGTCATAGTTCCAATAACCATCAACTTTTCTAATCTTCAATTTGAAGTTAGCGCCTTTCCAAAAGTCAAATGGGTTTACTGGTTTTTCATCTTCAAACGCAGGTTGCATTGCTTCAGTAATTTTATCAAATATTTTTTTACCATATTTGAATAAAAATACTTTACCTTCGTTTTGTGGATTCTTAGGATCGGATACTATCAATACGTTTGAATAGTAAGATAGTTTTCTTTTTCTCTTTCGAGCTATTTCTTTATCACTATCTAATCCTGTGTTCCACAGTCTAGTATTTTCTTCCGACACAGGGTCTTTTTGACCAAGTGTTGTTAAAGAGTTTTCAATATACCAACCGCCGATGTCCTGAAACGCATGCGACCAGACTCTTATCCACGGTAGGTCTTCACCTTCAACCGATGGTAAAAATCTAATCACTGCGTAACCATTTCCAGTTTTATCTAGTTCTGGTTTCCAAAATCTATCGTCTTGGTATTTTGATTTGTTTTTTTCTTTATCTTCGGGATTTAAATTTGCTTCGATTGCTTTTGTAAGTTTATCAAAGTTACTTGAGGATTGTTTTAATGTTTCAAAATCCATATTTTCTCCTTATTATTGTATTCGTTGTATTTGTGTAGGCTGTATAATCGCCTTCTATTTTATTTATATAACTTATCTTGTTCACTTTTCCATTTTTTATAACCCTTTAACCAATCTTTTGAAGATGTGGTTTTAAGTCTATCTCTATAACGACTCAATAAGTTAATTAAATAATTTAACATTTTATACATAGCTTCAATATATCATAATTCATCATTTTTGTCAATGTTCATTTAAGGTTAAACTTCTTATAAAAGTCTTTATAAGTCATATATTCTAAGTTACCTTTATGATCTGTCCATTCAGGTACAACTCTATTCACCATATCACTTCCTCTAATATTTTCTTGTACCTTATAAAATTGTATTCGTCTATATTTACCTTTACCTGAAAAATCATAAAAGGTTTGTTTCAATTGACTTACCCAATTTACACTAGGCGTAGGTGCGTGGTCTTTTAAAACATAATTATCTGTACCAGCATATAGATTATTAACTTTACCTGTAATACTATTTAAATCGTGTCCTAGTAAATAGACTTCTTCAGGTTCTTCTTTTATACAAGCTATATAAGTTGCAGTTGCGCCAGCAGCCCAACCTTTATCTTTATCAGGTAAAATATCATTTATACAGTTTGATTTATCATTATCTTTTATCCAGGATATTTTAATAGACTTTTGTTGAACAAACTTTTTATGTTTTGTTTTATCACTTCTCACTACGTGAGCAACACCAGCAACACTAGAACCATGCATAACAAAATGATTTGTTTCTGGTGTTCTTTTATTTTCATAAAATGCACCTTCTGCTCTAGCAAGTTTTAAATCTTCATCTGTTGCACCAGCCTTAATCATACTTTCATATAACTCTGCTGGAACTTTTGACCAATTTCTAAAGTAACAAGGTATCTTATCACAGATACCACTATGATACATTTCGTGCATTATACCTTGATCTACACCAATCAAAACATCTGGTGTAAATTCTCTATACAGTGCATTACAACCATATATCTTACCGTGTTGTCTTAATGATTCTAAATTGACATCTTTACGACTTGTACCATTACCTAAACAAAAAACTCTACTTACCATTTTTTCTAAAATAATACCTCCATAAAGCTGATCTTGTCATAGACACAACAGTAAATATTAATGCAATACCCATACTATCAAGTATTGTAGGGTGTAGATCAAAAAGTGGAAATATTAATAATTGTATTATTATAGCTAATATAAAACCACTACCAACATCAATTACACTTTCAAATATATCTCTACGCATTGACAAATACCTCTTTTAATATATTTTTACACTCAACACTATTAAATCTTATAAAAGGTTTTAATTTGATAATTTTGTTTGAGATATTAGGCCAAACAATTTTTTCTTCAATTTTCTTGTTCCAATTCTTAATAAACGTAAGATAGTAATCCAACACGATGGCGGTCTGGTAACTAATCTTTTTTTGAATAAGTAAACGTAAGACTCGTGGATGCTGTCCATTAGTACATAAAAAACCATCATCAAAAGAAAGCCCACGACTGTTAAAATCATTAAACACATTAGTGCAATCACTTCTAAAAAAGTAATTAAAAGATTCTTTACGTTTTTTAAAATCAAGGTAAACATCTTTTCCGTCATTTTGTAATAAGTTTCCTATCCATTTTTTGTCATCACTTAAAAAATTACTAACAAAAAAATCTATAATCTCATCTTGTTTATATTTAGTAGATAGTTTATGAAAGAAGTATCTATCGTTTCTCTTTGTAAATGTATCTAATTTACAGTTTACTTTACCTTCGTATTTAAAATAATCATAACTATCACTAGTAAAGTGAAGTTTAATTGCAAGATAGGTTTTAAATACATCAAATCCACCATACATTATACAGGTAATACTCCACACTTTGGTATTTTAAGCATTCTATTATTCATTGCTTCTACTTTAATTTTTTCTTTTAAAGGTTTTGATATTAAATTTGATATTGTTCCAGTATCAATTCCTTGTTCTTCACAATATAATATAACTGCGTCCATATAAGATGTTTTCTTTTCTTTTACAATACTTTCTATTTTCATAGAAAAATCTTTTGAGTTCATTTTGTTAAATACCTCCAACTAACAGGAAAATGTTGTTCACAATGTTTATGTATTTGATGGCTAATCATTCTTGTTTCTGATTGTGCATCAGGTTTATTTCTTAAATTACAAACTCTAGCAAATCCATATAATGTTCCTGACCATATCCATTCAGTCATCATATTTTGAGGTAATACCATTCTTGCCATCTCAGGAGCAATACCTTTTTCTAACATATCATTGTATAATTGTTTTGATTGTTTTATATATTCTACAATATCATAAGGTACTTCTTCATCACTAGAACCTTGTTTTTTATTCTCTGCTTTCTTACGCCACATAAACGGAATATAAAACTTAGGTTCCATATCTACATATCTTCTACTAACTTCGTTCCAAACTAAACCAACCTGATGTTTAACAAGTTGCCTTGCAACAAACACAGGTGCTTCTATTCTAAATTGTAAACTTGCGTGAGCAAATGGTGACCAATGATTATGTTCTGCTAGATATTTGATAAGTCTTTCATCTTTATCATCAAACTTATCTTTTATTTTTGAAAATGAAACTCGTGCTGCGTTAACAACCGATAAATCACTTCCCATTTTGTCAATAAGTTCTACGTTCATAATAATATTTATCGGCGGGTGGGGAGCCTTGCCTCCCCAATAACAAGGTACCCGCCTTGTGGTAGTGATGATAGGATTGATTACCTACAGTTGCCAGTCTCCCAGCTCTCTAACGAGTGCGTATGATTTCCGCCACATCACTCATTACATTATACCACAATTAGGGTACTTTGTCAATAGTAATTAGATTAAAAATAAAAGTAATCCAATTAAGACTATACTTGGTATAGCACTTAATAGTATTATACTATTGTTTTTAACTTTCTTTATACCGTAAGTGATTGTTTTCCACTCACAATAGTTATATGGCCACATATTACTTACTTTGACCATTTAGATGAGGAAAGAAAGCCTTTACTGTATTTTGGTATGCTTCAGCAAAAGGTTTACTATTTTTTAAACCTTCTTCATAAAGTTTTTGACCAAAACCTTGGTAGTCTTTCATTACATCACCAGACGTTACAAACTCATTGAATTTTTTTGCTGTTTCAATGATGTCTTCTGCTGACATAGTAGGAGCTTTAAACTCTTGTACTACTTGTTCACCGTCTTTTTTGATTGAATATTCAAACTCTTTTACTTTAGCTTGAAAATTGAAGTCTGCCAATTGTTTAGCTAGACCTAATAGATCGCTTCTGATTTCAAAAGCGTTTTTTGTTGTATTTGCCATAATATACCTCCTTTGTGTGTTTGTGTGTATATAGCGTTTTATTTATAATGATAAGTTTTTACTTACCATATAAGATTATATTTTATATAACCTTAATTCTTTTCTATTAATTCGCAGTTTGCTTCACTCGCAGTTAAACCTACTTTTTTATCCCATATCCAAATGTAAGAATAGACAACTTGATTGTCTTTTTCTAAACATTTTTTTCCAAATGATAATCTAGGTTCTTTAATGCTACAAGCTGTCAACAAGACACTTGCTAATAATATTGTTAATAATGTTTTCATTTTTCCTTTTATGTATTAGGTTTTAAGTTTTCTAATACTTGCATTTTATTAAATGTATGATATAATATACAAGTTTCTATACCATTAGGTACATCAACAGTTACCAATGTTTCACCTTTATCATTTTCATAATACGTTATCATATAAACTGGTTCACCCTCTGGATCACTTGACTCTCTACCTAAACTTAAATGTTTAGGAGTTAACTCATTGTAATCTATATAATTCTGAACATCTTCTGGCGTACCACAAACTGCTGGTAAGTTTCTCCAAACAAATGGTTTATATTCTTCTGCATATACAAATGTGCACAATAATATTAAAATTAAAATTATTTTTTTCATAAACCCCTTTAGCTGTTAAGGTCGCAAGCAGGATTAATAAATCACCTTTTTAATTACTTCGTACTTTTGACTTTATCTTTATTTTGTTCTTCGTAATATTTATAAAAGTCTTCAATTGATTTCATCAATTTTGGCATATATTCCTTCTTTTCTTTGATATATGATGTAACTGTACCATCTTCAGCAGCAAGTAAAACAACAACTTGTTCTATCTCTTTTCCGAAAGTCTCCTCATACATTTGAGCATAAGCCGAACACTGCATAAAGTAATTTTCTATCCAATTTTCTTTTCTTTCTGAATTGGCTGTCTTAAAGTCTATGACAGATAGTTTACCATTATACTCAGCTACACAGTCAACTTGACCAGCAATAGTTAACTTAGGACTGTACATAATAGTTTCTAATAAGTGAACATTATCTATCTGGTCTACATATGGTTTTAATAATCTAAATAAACCTAATGGTAATACACCTCGTTCACTTGGTGTTTCGCCTTTGATATATTGTTCAACTAAAGTATGAGTTGCTTTACCTCTACGAGCAGCTCTACCCATTTCCCAATCAGCAACTTTCTCGCCAATCTTATCTCGCCATTGTTGTAAATCTTGTTTTTTTTGAATACCTAAAA